CATATCAGTTGATGCTGAACCAGTCATTACATATGATAATTGTGAATCAAATGCGAATACTACGTTAGCACCATTTAATGCTCCGGCAGGAATTGGTTTTAAATATTGGTTGTTATCTATTGCTTTATATGCATCTTCAAAATCAAACCCAGAAAAATAAACCGGAGATGATGATGTGTTGTTTGCTGAGCCTGTTTGGTAATTTACTGCAGGCACCCATGCATCTTCCGTTGTAGAATTTGTTTTAATTGGATTCACATATGCTGCGTGTCCAAAAGGTGCTGCTGATATTGGGTAAGAACCTGGTCCTAAGATATTAGAATTAGCATCTTGTACAACTACTCTTACATTATTTGATTTATTTGAGTAATCACCAGTTTCGGTTAATTTTCCATTAGAATCGATTGTTAACTTTCTATCACCAATTCTTCTAGCTATATAGTTAGGAGATGCAGGGTCTAAGTTTACGTTATTATATGTTTCAACTACACTCTTTCTCTTATCAGTATCACTATATGAACGAATGGTTACAGTAAATGTTGAATAGTCAGTTGAACCATCTTCACCAGCCGCTTTTACATTAGAAATACCAACTTTAAATTTAGTATTATATAATGTACCATGTCCTATTGTTTCAAATTTAAATAAGTTATATCTTTCACCACTAATTAATTGAGATACTACTATTGGAGTTTCTGCTTCACTAGCATCACCATATACTTGTGTTGGTAAATTAACTTCGTATATTTGTACACCTTGTAGAGCACTATCATCTTTATATCCTAATGATGCACTTTCAAAATACAAATATCCATAAGCTGCTTTAGCACCGAATGGAGATTCACCAAATACGTCAGAAATATCGTTTGTAGCTTCTTGAAAAATTGATGCTGATATACTAGTTGCTGCAGAACCAGAACCAATTAGTCCTGATATTACAAATGAACCGGATACCGATGCACTACTTGTAATGTTAGTAGAAGCATTTACAAATCCAACACCCTCATCACCAAAATTAGTTGAATATAAAACTCCAACTAGTTTTCTACCTTGAGAACCGGATGCTAATATACCCAAAGGTGCTGCCTGTGAGTAACCACCAATTCCGGCAACTCTTACGATTGTTGCTTGTCCAGCTTCTCTTAAATAATTTTGTACTGCGTATTCGGTATAATAAGTTCCATCAGGTGTTCCGAAGATATCTTCAAATTCTGATTGTGTTCTTACGATTGTTGGAACGAATGCAGGTCCTTGTTTAAAAGGTCCTATAAATGCCGCTCCAATTTCTCCAACTCCTTGAGCTAAGAAGGATAGGTCATTTTCTCTTGTGAATACGCCAGGTGATACGATTCTTTCTGCCATTTTATTTCTTCGATTTGTATTTTAAGTTTGTATTAGTAATAACTTACAGTAATACTCATATAAATATAAACAAAATATTCAAAACACAAATTAATTATTAAGAATCGATATTACAATCTACAATTATATTTTTGTATTTTGTTTAAATAGGAGCTGGGTCAGCTATATATGGTGTTACACTACCAGATGTTGATGACCACGGTAGGTCTACTTCAGGAACTTCTACCTTAACCCATTTTTTACCATCTATTTCTTTTTGGATTACGTCACTTATGTGTGCCCAATAATTTGTAGATGGGTTTGAACCACTTACGTGATTTTTAACCCAACCAATAACTTGTGCTTCCGTTAATTCATTATATGTTGTAAAACTAGCTGTGTTTATTGTGTTAATACTGAACGGTGTTGCTCCAGTAAAAGTACCTACATTACCATCTTCATCCGTAGCCGTTACTTTCCAATTCGTACCAACAACTGCATCCTCTATATTGGCGCTATTTTGTTTTTTAAGTCCTACTAATTTCCATTCGTATGTATATCCCATAATAATTTTGTTTATATTCTATAAATATATCTAATTTTTTTTTTACACTTCCAATGAACCGCTATAATAATCGGTAGTTAATAGATGTCTATATGCCTGTTCAATATGGTTTAACGTAGAAGGAACTTCTAGCATAAATCTACAATAATGGTCCATACCCTGAGTACCAATATTTACACCATATTTATTATCAGCTGCATTTGTTCCTACAAATCCAACAGGTCTAGCATCATTATCTCTAGCATCTTTATCTTTCCAAACAGTTAATGATATAGTTGCTACATATCCCGCAGCCCAATATACTTCAGTACCAGGAGATTCATCTCTAACTGTAAACCCATCTGGTCTAGACGTATCCGGTGGTGGGGGAGTATCTATAATTCTTTTTTCAATTGTTACGTTTGTAACTACATGATATGCATTAGGTACAATAACTCCAGTTCCAGGTAATTCGTAATCTTTTATAAGTGCCATAATTTATCCTTTAATATTAAATATTAAATTATTTAAAATTTCTTTTAATTCTTTAATTTCTTCTGATTGTTTTTTTACAATTTCATTTTGCTCTTTAAATGCTTCAATAAATAATCCTGCAAGATTACCATATGCAACCGCATATTCATCTAAATCTTTCACATATGATACAACTTCCGGAACAATTTCATTTACTTCTTGTGCAATTACACCCAATTGTCTTTTATCAGCACCACCATCAGGAATCGTATCATTTTCATTATAAATTTTAGTATAGTAAATACCTCTTAATTGTAAAACTTTATCCAAAGCGTTGTCAACTGTAACAATATCCTTTTTCTTTCTTATATCCGAATAAGCTACGATATTGCCCGTTGCGTAAACTCCACCATTACAATATATTGCATACCCTCCTGCGGTTGAGGATGTACCCATTCCAGTACAATTATTTCCTAATGAATGATAAAACACCCATCTACCATATCCCTCTATATAACATCCACCATTACCACTTCCATCAAACATATAGTAAGGTGAGTTGCCAGTACCAATACTTAAACCATACCACCCATTTCTATTACCATCAATTATCCATGAACCATATGACCTGTTACTTGGGTAAAAGTGTGCACCATTTATTCCGGAATATATTCCATGATATCCTTCCAATCTCTGCCATGTGTGCCAGAATGAATAGTTTGAAGGTCCACTTAATTGAATAAGAATACCACTCATATCATAATCAGAATATAATCTAACACCTTCGTATGAAGGTCCGTTAGCACCCAATTTGATACCAGTATGGTATGCAATTCTTAAATCAGGATAAGGATACCCCCATCCACCACCTTCTTGGAATATACGATATGCAAATGTACCATTACCAGAGTTACCACCAACACCCCAAGGTTCAAACCATCCCAAATATGCGTTATTTACATCAATAGTCAACATACGAGATGTACCATCACCATTCCAATAATATCCAGTATTATTATAATCATAGATGAACGTACTTCTTAATTCATAAGTGTATGTTCTATTACCAGAATAGTGGTTAATATAAGTTTCATATCCATTTTCACAATCTAAGTGTAAGTTACCATTTGTAGTTACAACAGATGCATTACCATCAATTCTACCATTAGTACCAACTCGTAAATATTTACCCCAACTCCAGTTAGGTCCATGTAATGTACCACCTCTAATTCTTAATCCCTGATTATCTACTCCGTTAGGGTCTAAGTAATATCCACTATCATTCGAATCATAGAATGCACCGGCATACAGACCACCACCTGCAGATGCGGCGTTATTATACATAGCAATTTTAAACCATTGGCTATTAGGACTAGGCCAGCTATGTCTCCACCACAATGAATCAGTTACACCACCCGTCAACTGCCATCCATATCCATATCCAGAGTAAGAATAGTGATATACTTGTGCAGTTAAATAGTGAGATGTATCTCCAGGAGATTGTCCAATACTACCCCACGAATCACCCCAACCAGAACCCCAGTTCATTTGGTCATCGAATGAAGTAGTACCCCATCCTCTTACACCGGTCCAGTGGTTGCTATCTCCTGTATAATCACTTCTTCTAAAATTGGTTTTTCCATCTAAACCAATTCTATTTTTACCATATAATGTTAATCCTTGCCAGTTACTTTCACCATCTCCATTAAAATAATATCCAGTATTTCTATCATAATAAATTGGAGAATCCATTTGGTCTCTTGCCCAAATTCTAGAAGAAATTGCTGCAAATGTTGTACCGTAGTTAGCAACAATCATACCGTGGTCATTCAAATATGATGCTTGTCCACCTGTATTTGGATGTGACCAAACTATACCATATGTATTATTCAAAGATGTACCATCTATTGCTGGCTTATATGAATTACCCATTGAGAATACACCCTGATATCTAGTAGATGTGTAAACACCTACAACAGATTGTCCGTAGTTGTTATCTAAGTAAAGGTTTTCATTTCCATCAATACGAATACCACCATTTGCTACTACATATGATAATCTAGCAGTTCCATTAGGGTCACAATAATATCCAGTATTATTTGAATCATAGAATATTGGTGCTCTTAGTGAGTTACCACCAGTTAAGTAGTTATTTGCATAAACGGTACTATCTGAATACCATTCCATCGTAGTATAACGTGTACCACTGGTATTTGTATTGTAGAAGTATGTATTACCACCGGTATTGAATCTCATATAGGCTTGTCCCTGTCCGGTATTTATTCTATCAAATCCACCAGGACCACCACCGGTATTTTGTACGTTAAACCCAAACCCACCATCGTTCCAAGTTACACCAGGTTCAGAAACCCACATTTGTAAATAAGATGGAGTACCAGTACCCATTTCACTACCAATAGCAGTAATTCTAAGTGTGGAGTTACCATGTCCACCAGCAACATCTAATCTACCTCTCAAATAAGAACCACCATTAGGGTCTAAATAATATCCGGTATTATTTGTATCATAAAATATAGGTGCTCTAAAACTTTCTGTATTTTCAGCATATCTTTCAATTACATATCTAGTAAACCAACTACCTCCACCACCAGGAGTTTCTCTTAAATAAAGAGTTGTACCTTGAGGTTTCCACCACTCGGCTGCTCCAGAGCCCCACTGGTGAATACGGAACATTGCAGGTTCAGTAGAGAAGTTACCAGATGTTGATACTTCCAATGAGCGGAAAGAACCATGTGGTTTACCCCAACCTTGCCCATAAGGGTCATGCGTCCACCAACCAGAGTTATCTCCATATGCTCGATTGGTATCTGCTCTCATTTTGTTAGTACCAGTTATATTGAAATAACTTGTACTGGCAAAGTCACCATAATATCCAGTATCATTCGAATCAATGAAGTTTGGAGCGTACAAATTATTAGTAACTCGTACGTGAGAATCTCCTCTACCAATACTCATCAATATCGAAGTACTAACACCAGGAGAATCTGCCATTATAGTTGTACCACCATACGAAGGGTTACCACCCAATTCCAAACCAGTGTGCCATCCCAAAGAAAGTCTTGTATATGTAGAGTATCCATTATTATACGGAGATTTCACATACATCATATAGTACGGTTGGCTATCAGTTCGTTGTCCTGATGAAATACCAGTTGCAGAACCTACTGCCGATGGGTCAGTTGTACTATTTGCTAAGTTAATATGTCTTGTATTACCACTTGTCTGCCCAGTTCTGAAGAAGAATGTACCATCATCATCATAAAATGCATCAGCGTATATATTTGGAGCTCTCCATGAATCTTGCGCAGTACCTATTCCACCAATGGTCATATTACCATTGTTTTGGTCAAATCTATGTTTTACATATGCCGTTCTGTTACCACTTACTCTTGATGGTACGGTAAACGCAGAGCCAACTTGTCCTGTTGAACCTTCCGATGTAATTAAGAAATAATTTGAAGGATTATCATGATATAATCCCCAACCTGTATATGGTTCATAATCAACGAATATACCAGTCCAACCTTCACCCGTTACTTGCTGCATTCCAAATGCAGCACCTGCTGAAGTTGTTCCAGATGCGTTTAATAATAATCCAGGTTTATTGTAGTTTTGAACATTATATGAGCCAGCTGCAACAATTGAATTACCACTATCGGTAAAATCTGCTCTATATGCACTATTGTTTGAATCATAATAAATTGGTGAATATACAGCAGTGCCGGCGGTGAAAGCAGCTGGTGTTCTTAAATTACGAAGGTCACCTGATATGTTTGAGTATGAATCCGATTCAATTGCTACCGAATAACCTTCGGCAACATCCATTACTCCACTATAATACGCACCATTTTGTATTTTTCTTAAAACAACTTGTCCATAAGACCAAGATGATGAGCCATTACCAATTACGATACAATACCTACCATCTTTAACACCAACTCTTACAGGTTTATCAGTTTGTCCAATTACTTCTGCATTTATATTATACCAAGAACCATTCCAGTTATGCCCACCAACAATTACCGTTGCTGCCGCATTTCCACTATATTCATAAATGTCAATTTCCGCATGAATCATACCGTAGTTACCAATTCCACCAGGGAATTTAATAACTACTGCTCCCGTTGCACCACCACTAGCTCCCCAAACTGCATAAGGTCTACCTACTAAGTTATCTTGCTTTATACCACCTGCTATTCTTAAAGATGTTGCTGTTGTACCTGGATTTAAGAAAAATCCTGTACTATCTCTATCAATAAATGAATCCGCAGTAACACTACCAATAAAAGTACCAGTACCTCCGAAAGTTGCTGCGTTTGTTTCCAAACTTAACTCCATTGGCCAATATCCGTTTGCAGTTGCCCAAGATGTACTATCAGTTCCACTACCTCTTAATACATAAAATATATTAGAGTTTACGTGAATCATTGCTGAACGATGGTCCGTATCTTGGAAATATATTGTTGGGTCCGTTCTTCGTAAATACAAATATCCAGTAAGAGTTCCACCACTCAATGGTAATGCGTATGATGAGTAGTTATTATCAGTAAGAAGTAATCTACCAGTACCCCATGTTGCTGAATCATATGCTTGTTTTGAAATGAAAACATTATCCGAGTACTTATCACTTATAATTGCAAAACTATTTTTTACATCACCACCACTATATGTGCTTGTCCATAACACATCATTCCAAGGACCACCAAAACCTAAGTTTCCACTACCTAACATTGCAACTTTAAACTTACCAGGCCCAAATACAGCGTTGTTTGGTTTTTCACTACCACCACTTGTATAATACCCACCTAAGTAGTTATCTGTTCTTGTATATTGTCTTTGGTCATAGTAAGTACCCTCTTGCCCATCCAATAAATCTGAATTGAGGCTTGATACTAATGTAGTTGATGAAACTGCTAATGGAGAAGTTCCAGTTGCTACAGTTGATGTTATTCTATTAAATGATGGTGAATCGGTTGTTCTAATATTTTGATTCATTAAATGGACTTCAGTAGCTCCCTGCCCAGTATCTACCGTAGCAAAAGTTACTGCATCAGTTGTTCTAACATTTTGGTTCATTAAATAAACTTCCGTTGCACCAATACCAGTATCTATTGTACCACTAAGAACTACGTTACCTGCTACATAAAGTCCATCTTCAGCATACCATCTATCAGCAGCCTCATCCCAATAAAATGCTTTTGTTGCAGATGAACCTCTCTTAACTTCAATACCTGCGTTTTGAGTTGGTGCAGTTGCTGCAGTTATATCTGCGTTAAGTGTAATAATATTATCACCTATATTAAGAGTTGTTGTATTAATATATGTTGTAGTACCACTTACAGTAAGGTCACCACTAATTGTAGCGTTACCAGTTACCGCAAGAGTTGTACCATCAAAAGTTAAATTTGCTTCAACGGTTGCATTTGGTGCAGTTCCGTTTAATGTGATTACACCATTATTAGTTGTACCAGTTAGTGATAATAATCCAGATGTGCCAGAAGAACCAGATGTACCAGAAGTTCCTGATGTTCCTGATGTTCCTGAAGTTCCTGAAGTTCCTGAAGTTCCTGATGTCCCTGATGTTCCTCTACTACCAGAAGTTCCAGATGTTCCTGAAGTTCCTGAAGTTCCTGAAGTTCCCGATGAACCACTTACTCCGGATGTTCCTGAAGTTCCCGAAGTACCCGATGTACCTGATGAACCACTTACACCTGAAGTTCCACTTGTTCCTGACGTACCGCTTGTTCCTGAAGTTCCCGATGAACCGCTTGCACCAGAAGTACCAGATGTTCCAGATGTTCCTGAAGTACCCGAAGAACCACTTACACCAGAAGTTCCCGATGTACCAGAAGTTCCACTTGTTCCAGAACTACCAGCCGAACCACTTGCTCCAGAAGTTCCTGATGTACCAGAAGTACCACTTGTACCAGAACTACCATTTATACCGGATGTACCAGAACTACCATTTATACCCGATGTACCGGAAGTACCAGAGGTTCCTGATGAACCTTGCACTCCACTTATTCCGGATGTACCACTTGTTCCCGAAGTTCCATTTGAACCAGATATACCAGATGTTCCACTTGTTCCCGAAGTTCCCGATGAACCATTTGAACCGGATGAACCTTGTGCACCACTTGTCCCGGATGTTCCTGAAGTTCCTGAAGTTCCTGAAGTTCCCGATGTACCAGATGTTCCCGATGTACCACTTGTTCCAGATGAACCAGATGAACCACTTCCTCCACCAGCTCCACTTACTCCAGAAGTTCCCGATGTTCCTGATGTGCCATTGATACCTGATGTACCATTGATACCTGATGTACCTGAAGTTCCGGATGTTCCACCACTACCCGCACTACCAGTACCTCCACCAGCTCCTGTTATACCACTAGAACCTGATGTTCCGGAAGTTCCGGATGAACCACTTACACCTGAAGTTCCGGATGAACCACCACTTCCACCGGTACCACTAATTCCAGAACTACCAGCAGTTCCGGTTGAACCAGATGTACCAGATGTACCAGAACTTCCCTGTGAACCAGATGTACCCGAAGTACCAGAACTTCCATCTGAACCTGAAGTTCCACTTGTTCCAGAAGTTCCCGAAGTACCTGAAGTACCTGATGAACCAGTACTTCCCGAAGTTCCAGAAGTTCCAGAAGTTCCAGAAGTTCCCCCTGAACCAGATGTACCATCAGTTCCACTTGTTCCCGAAGTTCCACTTGTTCCCGAAGTTCCTCCAGAACCAGATGTTCCGGAAGTACCCGAAGTTCCTGATGTACCAGAAGTTCCTGATGTACCAGAAGTTCCACTAGTTCCACTACTTCCTCCACTACCAGATGTTCCTGAAGTTCCTGATGTTCCAGATGTTCCAGAAGTACCCGATGTACCAGATGTTCCTTCCGAACCGGTGGTACCAGATGTACCAGATGTTCCTGAAGTTCCTGAAGTTGCTGCTGCTGTTTTTATACCAATTTTACCCGTTGATGGATTATAAACTAATACCTCATCGGTTGTTATATCTGATTTTAACGAGCCAACTCCAAATGATAATGAACCCGTAATACCAACACTTCCAGTAAATTCTTGCTTATCATTTTGTGCATCACCAAATTTGTTACTTCCACTTGCATAAATTATTGATGATGAAATATATGTTGCGAATAATTCAGTTGTATTTATTTTTCCAGCTACAGTTAAATCAGTATTAACTACTAACCCTCTATTTGGAGAAATTATTGCGGTTGCTGAACCTGATTTTAATCTATCTAAATCACCAATTGCCGCTGCATTAATATTAAACAAACCACCGCCATCACCAATAAAAAGTGAAGAAGTAATCGAACCACTAATTTTTACATTAGAATTTATTTGAATCGAATTTGTTGGTGACCCAATTAAAGGTGTTTGTATTCCAGAAGCAGAAAAATTTGCACCAACATCTATTGAATGTGATGAAAAATTAGCCACACTACTTCCACTTACAAATAAAGAAATTTTATCTTTAGTTTGTTGATTTAAACCATTTGGGTTACCACCTAAATATTCCATTAATTACAACTTTTATGTTATTTCCAATACCGAAACAATTACATCTGCTGAATTGGCTAACGATGATGTTACTGATAGAAAATCTCCACTTTCCAAAACTAACTTTTGCTCACCACCAACCAATACATTAGTACTACCGGGTATAATTAAAGAATCTTTTACAACGTAAACACATTTATTTGCTGAGGTATCTCTAACCATCACACTAACTGATATATTATTTGTGCTTACATTTGCTACACCAACCCCAATTACAGTTGTTGAAGTTGCCGCAGGTGTTTCATATATTTTCACACCTGTTGTTCCAATTGAACCCGCTATACTATTTTTAAATGCGTTTGCCATTTTTTTTATTTTTTTATCCTAATGCTATTGCAAATGCAATAGATGAATCCAATACATCAACCCCGTCTACTAAATATCCACCATCCGTTAAATTCATCGAGCCGGTCATTGTTATAGAACCACTTACTGCCAAGCTATTAGCTACAATAAGATTAGTAAATGTTGCCTGCTGAACATCAATAGTTCCTTTAAAAGAACCTGTAAATGAACCACTTAAATTTGCGTAAGCAGATGATGCTTGTGAAATTGAACCTGAAAATATTGGACTATGTATAATCATCTATATCTATATACTTTTGTTATAGGTATAAATATAAATAATTTCCTTTTAAGGTTTCGCAGGCCAGATAATAGAAAAAGGATTGGATTGTGTTGTAACATTTCGTAATAATTGTCTATATTCTGTCCACTCTGCTTTTGTTTCAGTTGGAATATCGGATAATTGAGTCCAATCACATTCACTTAATAGTTCGTTTCTAATTTCTCTTATTTCAAACCATTTATTTTCAATTCTTTCATTTATTTCAGAAATTGATGCATCAGTTTGTTCCCAATTTTGATAGTAAACATCATCTACTAGTATTGGTGTCCCTTCGGTAATATTTTTCGTATAATCGTTTGGCTTTGGAGTTTGTCTAACTTCATACAAATTAAATTGTATCATAACTTGCTCATCAATAATATTAGGAAATACAACATTTCTATGAGCTGCTTTTAAATCATTTTGTGTGTATGGGTAATTTATTATTCCATCTATAATTCTTAAATACATATTATTTAAAGTTTAAAGGTATTGATGCAAAATTTGATAAACCAGTACAATTGTTAAATGCATCAGTTCCGGCTGGTGTTGGGATTCTATTCCATATTTCAGGAGCAGTTCCTGTAAGCGCATTTGATGTTGAACTCATATTATAAACTTGAGTAAACGTTGATACATTCGTATTAAATGTAAATTGTAATACATTTGTCAAAGCTCTACAATTTCTAAACGTACTAGAAAAAGTTGTTACATTGATATTTTGGTCAAATAAGGTTGATGGTACACTAGTTAGTGACGTACACGCAAAAAAGCATGATGCAAATGATACTGCCGATGTTACATTATCAAATAAACCCGATGGTACAGTTGTTAACGTAGATATTGTAGCAAATGCACTGGCAAATATTGTAGCATTGGGTGAATAATCAAATATATCAGATGGTATTGCAGTTATACGAGTTCCATTCATAAAATTTGAAAAATTCAATACATCAATTAGTCCAGTATAGCCACCAACGCCACTTAAAGATGTACTGCCAGGTATTGCTGTTAGATTTACACATCCATAAAAGTTTATAGTCCTTAATCCAACAGTTCCCCATTGTACTAATTCAGTTATAAGATTTCTAATAGATGTATTATTATTAACTTGAAATCCTGGCATCGTTCCACTTATTGTAACAGTGTATGTACCGGCTGAAACATAAGTATGCACTCTATTTACAGAATTTGATGCGGTTATTAATGGTGATGATGAACCATCTCCCCAATTAATAACTAAATTCGGAGTTAATCCGCCGAAATCGGTAAGTGGACACGTAAATACTGTATTAGCCGATGTTGTTGTAACTTTAAACACAAACGGAAATGATTGTGATGCATCTGATTCTGCTAGTCTTCTTGCTATTCCCATAATATTAACTTAAATTTTTAGCTATTGTAAATCCGTACCAACTTGTCCCACCATCGAATGTATAAAATACTAATACATCTTCTCCAGAAGTTGTCAATGTAGGTTGAATACCACCCGCCCAATTAACTGATGCTGGGAATGTAAGTACATATCCTCCAGCATTTACAGCTAATAAAGTAAATCCAAATGCTTTACCAGCTGGTACATTACTAAATGTTATTGTAGCCGCTCCATTAAATTGTCTTCTAAAATTATTTGCAGTTGAACAATCTATTGTAAAACTTCCACCCGTTGCTAAATCACTATAAATTTCTCTATAAGATGTTGCTTCTAAATATGTACTGGCATCCAATCCACCGGTCAATGTAATATTACCTGTTTGGGTTGTATCACCAACTATTGTTAACGTAGAACCATCATATGTTAAATTACTTTCAACATTTGCTTGTGTAGGAACATCCTGATATGTAAGTAATCCATTATTAGTCGCACCATTTAGTGGAAATCCATTTGTACCAGATGTTCCAGATGTTACACCCAACGCAGATGTACCAGAACTTCCATTTGAACCAGACGTTCCTGATGTTCCAGATGTAATACCCGGAGCGTTTGTACCACTCGTACCAGATGTTCCGGTTTGACCAGATGTTCCAGATGTTCCAGATGTAATACCCGGAGCGTTTGTACCAGAAGTTCCACCACTACCATTTGTTCCACTTACTCCCGAAGTACCCGATGTACCACTACTAAATCCTGGTGCATTAGTACCTGATGTTCCCGATGTACCACCAGAACCACCAGTTCCTTGTGCTCCAGAAGTTCCACTACTTCCAAAGAATGTTCCATTTACACCTGATGTACCAGATGAACCAGAAGTTCCTGAAGTTCCATCGGTTGCGGAAGAACCAGAAGTACCATTACTTCCGGAAGTTCCAGAAGTTCCACTACTACCAAAGAATGTTCCATTAAGACCTGATGTACCAGATATTCCTGAAGTTCCAGATGTACCATCAGTTGCCGAAGAACCGGAAGTACCACTTATACCAGAAGTTCCCGATGTACCACTGCTTCCAAAGAATGTACCATTTAATCCCGATGTACCAGAAACACCAGATGTTCCTGATGTTCCTGATGTTCCTGATGTACCAGAAGTTCCATCTGAACCCGATGTACCAGATGTACCACTACTTCCAAAGAATGTTCCATCCAATCCAGATGTACCGGAAATTCCTGATGTTCCTGATGTTCCCGAAGTACCATCAGAACCAGAAGTTCCTGATGTTCCATCTATACCGGAAGTTCCTGATGTTCCACTACTACCAAAGAATGTTCCATTAAGACCTGATGTACCAGAAGTACCAGAAGTGCCAGACGTTCCTGAAGTGCCATTTATTCCGGATGTACCATCTATTCCGGATGTACCAGATGTACCACTACTTCCAAAGAATGTACCGTTTACTCCGGAAGTTCCTGAAGTGCCAGACGTTCCAGATGTTCCTGATGTTCCCGAAGTACCATCAGAACCAGAAGTTCCTGATGTACCACTACTTCCAAAGAAAGTTCCATTTAGTCCCGATGTACCACTTGTTCCATCGGTTCCTGATATACCAGAAGTTCCAGATGTACCACTCGTGCCATCCGAACCAGATGTACCCGAAGTACCACTACTACCGAAGAAAGTTCCATTTAATCCCGATGTACCACTTGTCCCATCAGTTCCCGATACACCAGATGTACCGGAAGTTCCATTACTACCAGAAGTTCCAGAAGTTCCATTTATACCAGAAGTTCCACTACTACCAAAGAATGTACCATTTACACCTGATGTACCATCACTACCAGATGTACCACTTGTTCCCGATGTGCCACTACTTCCAGAAGTTCCCGATGTGCCATCAATACCTGATGTACCACTACTTCCGAAAAATGTTCCATTTATTCCAGATGTTCCAGATGTTCCCGAAGTACCAGAAGTACCAGATGTGCCGGAAGTTCCATCACTACCGGAAGTACCAGAAGTTCCTGAAGTTCCATCTATACCAGAAGTACCAGATGTACCAGAGGTTCCGTTAGTACCACTTGAACCAGAAGTTCCACTTGTACCATTACTTCCCGAAGTTCCCGAAGTTCCACTTGTACCATTAATTCCGGATGTACCACTTGTACCAGATGTACCTTCACTGCCATTAGTACCACTTGTACCAGATGTACCAGAAGTTCCATCACTACCGGAAGTTCCCGATGTGCCATCACTACCAGAAGTTCCTGATGTACCAGATGTACCATCAGTTCCAATTCCGCTTGTACCAGAAGTTCCGGATGTGCCACTTGTGCCATCACTACCACTCGTACCGCTTGTACCAGAAGTTCCCGATGTTCCACTTGTACCTTCACTACCATCAGTTCCAGACGTACCAGAAGTTCCCGATGTACCATCGCTGCCAGAAGTTCCAGATGTACCAGATGTACCACTTGAACCAGAAGTACCACTTGAACCGGAAGTACCAGATGTACCCGAAGTTCCTGAAGTTCCTGAAGTTCCATCTGAACCAGATGTTCCTGAAGTTCCAGATGTTCCGCTTGTTCCTGAACTTCCAGATGTACCAGAAGTTCCAGAAGAACCATCACTTCCTGAAGTACCCGAAGTACCACTTGTACCCGAAGTACCATCCGAACCATTTGTTCCGGATGTTCCCGAAGTTCCTGAAGTTCCTGAAGTACCAGATGTTCCTGAAGTACCAGAAGTACCAGAAGCTCCACTACTACCAGAAGTTCCTGATGTACCCGATGTACCATCTATACCGGAAGTTCCACTTGTTCCAGAAGTTCCCGATGAACCAGAAGTTCCTGATGAACCACTTCCACCACTTGTACCAGATGTTCCTGAAGTACCTGAAGTTCCACTACTTCCCGATGAACCACCGGTACCCGTACTACCAGAAGTTCCACTACTTCCTGCAGTACCACCACTACCCGCAGAACCGGATGTTCCAGAAGTTCCACTTGTACCAGATGTTCCCGATGAACCACCAGTTCCAGAAGTTCCAGAAGAACCACCAGAACCAGAAGTTCCAGAAGAACCACTTGTTCCTCCACTACCGGATGTTCCACTTGTTCCCGAAGTACCCGAAGTACCGGAAGTTCCGGATGTTCCTCCACTTCCAGAAGTTCCTGATGTACCAGATGTACCCCCACTTCCGGAAGTTCCCGATGTACCAGATGTTCCCGATGTACCAGATGTTCCCGATGTTCCGGCTGAACCGGAAGTTCCTGATGTTCCCGATGTACCTGAAGTTCCTGAAGTTCCTGAAGTTCCCTCACTACCCGTTGTACCAGATGTTCCGGATGAACCAGATGTTCCGGATGTACCAGATGTTCCCGAAGTTCCAGAAGTACCTGAAGTTCCAGAAGTTCCCGATGTTCCCGAAGTTCCATCTATACCACTGGTTCCTGAAGTTCCTGAAGTTCCCGATGTACCAGAAGTACCATCTACTCCACTAGTTCCCGAAGTTCCAGATGTACCAGATGTTCCTGATGTGCCTGATGTACCCGCTGAACCATCTGTACCCGATGCACCAGATGTACCAGATGAACCTTGTACACCCGCTATATTTCTTCTTTCTAATCTTTTATTTGCAGAATTCCAAACAACTACATCTTCAGCTGAGCCCGATATTAAATTTCCTAAAAATACACTACCACTAACACCCAAACTACCACTAATTGTAAGAGATGCATTGATATTACTATCTTTGTTTACTTGTAAGAATGATGCCGTATTTACTCCTTCCGCATTTAGAGCGTAAAGAGCGTATGATGCGGTAAATGCTAAAGATGCCGTACCAACCAACATTGAAGAAGTTTGTGAACTAAGTAAATCACCAGTACCAATACCACCAGTACCACCACCTAATATTCTTACTAATACGCCATCTGAACCAGATGCAATTACATCAACACCAGAACCCGTAAAATGAATTTTCCCTACTTGCGCTTTTACTAATGAGCTTGTTTGATATATACGCAATTCAGTACCACTACCCTGCCCTGCATTTAATGCGTATGAGGCTGTTAATGCATAAGATGAACTCACTGCACTAAATACACTCATTGAGGAAGTTTGGTCATTTCTTACATACGCATTTGCGTTTGCCAATGATGCGGATAACGATACCAATGAGGCCGAATCAAATCCAGTCACCGCATCCGCTAATAAAGCTTTTCTAGCAAATGATGCTGATAAAACCTCACCAAAAACTCTATTTCCACCGATTGTACCACTTATCAAAGAACCACCACTACCAATTACAGCATGTCCAGAAGTTAATCCACTAAATACAATTTGAATAGTATCATCATCAATTGATTTTATTGTGCCAGGTAAAATTTGGTCTTCCGAACCAGTTGCGTATATCTGAACCATTGGGTATCTAATTCCTAAATTATGTACAATAGTTAAATTACTTACATTATTAAATGATACAGTTTCAGTTAATGAAGTTTCCGGTTGTGGAATGAAATAACCCTGAGTTTCATTATATCTTAATATTTGATATTCTGCCGATGCAGTAGGTCCTACTCCTTGGAAATTATATGTACCTAAAAAAGAACCGGTAAATAATTCAGATTTAATAATGCCACTAGCTGTTACATTACTAAATCTTGCTTTATCTTGTACAAACACTTCTCCATAAAAGAATGAAGATGTATTAACTACAAATCCTTTATCAGGTGAAATTGATGCAGTTACACTACCACTCTTTAATAAGAATGTTTCAAACGATAAGTTAGCTATATTAATATTATTTAATCCGCTACCATCACCAACAAAACGAGAACCTGATTCAGCTATTACATTACCACCACTTACAAATATTGAACCACTAACAGTTAATGAACCAGAGAATATTCTTACAGATGTATTTACTTCAAATCCTTTATTTGGAGATATCACACCTTCAACCGAACCAGATATAACTCTATCCAATTTAAGGTCTTGTAATGCATTTGCAGGAATGTTAAATAATCCACCACCATCACCTATGTAAAGTGCTGCAGTTATTGGTACATTTACATCTAATTTTAGCGGGTCTATAATTGCTCTACCAGAACCCGATTGAATTCTATCTAATTGTAAATCTTCTAATGCCGATGCTGGGATGTTGAATAAACCACCACCGTCACCATCAAAACGAGATGCAGATATTGAACCACTAATATTAACCGAACCGGTAAATATAGCGCCATAATATGAACCAGAATTTGCACCAACTGGTGAAAAATTACCTTTTGTTGTTACAATAAATTGTATTCCACTTTGAACCGATGCAGTTGCCGAACCACTTGCTATCAATGGAGCTGCAGATGCCTGCACATTTGTTAATTGAGAACCATCTCCTATGAATGAGAAAGCTTTTACACTTCCACTAACTTCAACACTACCAGTAAATTCAGAACCAATAGAAGACCCAGTCTTAGAAGTTGTTACTACAAATCTTTCACCATCTGCTACCGATGCTGTTGCTGAACCACTACCAATGAATGGTGCTGCTGCGGCTTGTACGTTTGTTATAAAACTACCATCACCTAATATAAATTGAGCTTTGATACTACCACTTATATCAACCGAACCAGTAAACACAGAACCAAATTGTACATTCTGTCCACTTCCCGTTGCTGCGGTTGTTACTATGAATGCGTTTCCACTTTGAACCGATGCAGTTGCCGAACCACTTGCTATTAAAGGTGCTGCAGCGGCTTGTACATTGGTTAATTGAGAACCATCTCCTATAAATACAAACGCCTTAACACTACCACTAACATCGATTGAACCGGTAAATTGAGAACCTATTTGAGAACCAGTAGCTTTTGTTTGTACTCTAAACCCAAAATCTGGACTTACAGAAGCTGTTACCGAACCGGATTTAATTTCCGTACTAACAAGTGCATCTTCTGTTAAGGCAGAACGAGGAATATTTCTTAGGAATGTACCCTCACCATAATATACTGAGGATGATGCTAAAAATAATCCACCACTAATTTCATTTATAAATAAACTTCCGCTTATATCAACAGAACCGGTTAAACGTGACCCAATTTGAGTATCATATATAAAATTTGGATTACCATTTACTACGTTAATAGTACCAGCCATTGATGAGTGCAATTGGCAGTTATAATATAATGTATTTGGTGCACTACCAGAAACTAAAAATCTTATTTGCCCATTATCTTCACCATTATTAGTTACCCAAGAATAATACCCACTATCAGTACCAATTGCACTTGCAGAATTAATCCAAAATGGATGACCGGTTGCATTTACATTAAAAACATATTCATAATTTCTATGTAATGTAAGTGTAGGATTTGAACCACTTATTAAGCCATTACTTATATTATAATTACCGCTTCCGTCATTAGTTACAGTGAATACGTTATCAAATGATAAAGAAGATGTAAATGGAGTTGTTACTTTGAATCCAAAATCCGGAGCAACTGAAGCTGTTACGCTACCACTTTTGATTTCAGATGATACTAATGCATCTTCAGTTAATGCTGCTCTAGGAATTTCTCTTAAATAAGTACCTACTGAATATATAAACGATGATGAATCGATTCTAATACTTCCGCTAAAATCAGAACCACTCTCAAACGATGCTACTCTAAATCCAAAGTTAGGAGATACAGATGCCGTTACACTACCACTAGCAATTCTAACAGTATCACCGGATATTGCCGATTGTGGTATATCAAATAAACCTTTACCACTACCACTAAACATTGAAGCCGTAACATTTCCAATAACTTTTGTTTCACCAATCAATTTTATTTCAGCTGGAACATATAATGCATCTACTACATCAATTACACCTGCCATAGAACTATGCAGTTGACAATTGTAGTAAAGTGTATCAGGTGCACTACCAGATACTAAGAATGTTACTATACCAACATCTTCACCATTATTGGTTACCCATGTATCATATGAGTTTTCAGTACCGGTACCAGGTGTTTCGTTAATCCAAAATGGATGTCCACTTGCATTTACATTAAATGTATATTCTAAATTTCGTACTAATGTTAATCTTGGGTTTGAACCACTTACTAACCTGTTACTAATATTATAAAGACCACTACCCTCATTTGTTACAATAAACACTTTATCTATATCGTATCCTGGTATTGGTCTTGCCGATGAAGATGCTATAAAACTTCCACTAATTGTAGAAAATGTATTTACTCTAAGTCCAAAATCAGGAGATATTGATGCCGTCACCGAACCACTCGCAATTCTATTAATTTTAAATGATAGGGCAGATTCAGGAATATCAGATAATCCAGCACCACTACCACTAAAGAATGAACCAGTTTCAACTCTAATATAACCACCGGTTACAAATAATGAACCTGTAAATTGTGAACCACTTTCAGCTGATATTACTTTAAATCCTTCATTTGGTGAAACAGATGCAGTTACCGAACCCGATTTGATTTCAGTAGATATTAAAGCCTCCTCTGTCAATGCATTACGAGGTATGTTTCTTAAAAACGTACCTTCTGCATATATAAATGAAGATGAATCAATTCTAATACTTCCGCTAAAATCAGAACCACTTTCGAAAGATTGTACTCTAAATCCAAAATTAGGTGATACGGATGCAGTTGTACTACCACTTGATATTCTAAATACTTCAGATGATAATGCGGATTGTGGAATATCGAATAAACCTCGACCACTACCACTAAACACCGATGCCGATATGGAGCCAGAGAAATTTGATACGTTTGCAAATACTTCAAATCCTTTATTTGGAGAAATTGATGCAGTTACACTACCACTAAATATTTTTGAAGTATCTAAATTAGAAAGTGCTGATATTGGTATATCAAAAAGATTTTTACCACTACCACTAAATGAACCAGAATTCAAAAATACACCAGCTCCACTTATAAATAAACTTCCGGTAAATTGAGAACCATTTTGCAATGATTCCACTTTTAATCCAAAATCAGGTGATACAGAGGCAGTTACACTACCAGATGCAATTTTATTTGGAGAAAATGAAAGGGCAGATTCTGGAATATCAAACAAATTTTTACCACTTCCAGAATAAGATGAACCAGATGTAATTGAAATATTTCCACTTACAAATAAATTTCCAACAAAAGTAGAACCAGCATCAACAGATGTTACTACAAATCCTTCAACAGGAGAAACCGATGCAGTTACAGATCCAGATACTATTTTTGTTGCTACTTGTGGAGATACTATTATTCCGGTCAATCTACTACCATCTCCTTGAAACGAACCACTAATATTAGAACCACTTAATTCGTTAGTAAAAATGTTAAATGCTCTAAGACTTCCACTTATGTCAACACTACCAGTAAATTGAGAACCACTTAAAGGTGATTCTACTTTTAATCCAAAATTTGGTGATACCGATGCGGTTACACTTCCACTTGCTATTCTAGATGGTGAAAACGATAATGCCGATTCTGGAATATCAAATAAACCTTTACCACTACCACTAAACATAGATGCGGTTATTGTTGATTTAAATATTGCCGGTTCGGTTACGTTTAAACTACCACTTATAATTCCATCACCAATAATTAAAACCTCCGGTCCTCTTTGTAAAAGAGCATCTACTACATTAATTGTGCCCGCCATTGATATGTGGAATTGGCAGTTATAATATAATGTCGATGGTGCATCATATGATACATCAAATTCTATTGTTCCAACATCTTCACCATTATTTGTTACTCCGGTGTTGTATGTATTTTCAGTACCGGATGAGTTTATTGTTTTTATGTAAAATGGATGTCCAGATGCGTTTATATTAAATGTATAGGTTACTCCTCTTACTAATGTTATTGTTGGATTTTGATTTATAGTATCGCCATTAAAACGATACGCAGCTGTACCATCATTGGTTACAGTAAATACTTTATTCAAAGATTCAGATGGATAATACGCCGCCGATGCAGATATTATCATACTTCCACTAAATGTAGAAAATGTATTTACTACAAGTCCCTTATTAGGAGAAATTGATGCTGTTGCCGAACCACTCGATATCTTAGATAGGTCTAAATCTCTAAGAGCCGATACCGGTATATCAAATAATCTATCTCCACTACCAGAATAAGATGAACCCGATGCAAGTTCAATACCCCTAGCACCACTTACAAAAAGTGAACCTGTAAATTGAGAACCACTATCAACCGATTGAACTCTAAATCCAAAATCAGGAGTTACAGATGCAGTTACACTACCACTTGTTATTAAAGTACTCAATAATGCATCAGGAGTTAATGCGGAACGAGGTATATCAAATAAACCTCTACCACTACCACTAAAGAATGAACCGGTCTCAACTCTAATATTACCACCGGTCACAAATAAAGAGCCTGTAAATTGTGAGCCACTTGCTAATGAGATTACTTTGAATCCTTCATTTGGACTAACTGAAGCAGTTACACTTCCAGTTGCTATCAATGTTGCTATTAAAGCATCGGGAGTTAATGCAGAACGAGGGATATCAAATAATCCTCTACCACTACCACTAAACATAGATGCGGATACTCCAAACTGAAATGTTGAAAATGTATTTACAACAAACCCAGTATTTGGTGCGATTGATGCCGTTGCAGAACCACTAGCTATTCTAGTAGCTACTAGCGAATCAATATTAAGTGCTGATAATGGAATATTAAATAATCCCTCACCACTACCACTAAAGAATCCACTTCCAGATGGTATTACAACATTACCACTTACAAAAAGTGAACCAGTAAATTTAGAACCACTTTCTATTGATGTTACTACAAATCCAGTATTTGGTGCTACCGATGCTGTTACACTACCACTTGCTAATCTAGTAGCTTGTGGTAAATTAAATAAATCTCTTGCATCTCCAAAAAATGAACCAGTAAATGAACCAGTAAATGAAGAACCGGTAATGTTATTACCAATTAATTCACTTTGTATTCTTACAGATCCTGTAAATTGTTGTATATTTTGGTCTACATTACCAAATATATTTGAGCCTGATGAAAATACTATTGATGATGAAACTATATTTACAATAATTTGTTCAGCAAAAATAGATTCATCAACTATTAAATTACCTTGAATTCTAGTATCTGTGTTAACTAATAAATTTCCACTTACAAAAGATGCAGTTGCCGAACCACTTGCTATAAATGTTGCCGCTGGTAAATTAACTAAATCTCTACCATCTCCAAAATAGGAGCCGGTAAAAGAACCAGTAAAAGAGCCAGTAAATGCACCGGTCGCTCTATCTAAATCTAAACTTCTTACAAATCCTCTATTACCTTGGTCATCGGATACTAATATTGCCGGAGAACCAGAAAGTGAAGCAGAGAAATTTGGAACACCGAAATTCGGTTCAACTTGAGATAAATCAATGAACTGATACCTGTCTGCCGTTACATTTTTGGGTGAAATTACCCTTACCCTACCCGTTAATAGATTACTAATTGCCATGCGTTACTTTCCAGCTTTTTTATAAATATCAAAAATCAATTATAAATATTAATAGAAGATATATATCGTTATTCGTTTGCACTTTCTAACAAAGAAAGAACCACAGTTAATTGAGTTGAACCAGAAACAATAAATCCATATGTTTCTTCTAATACTAATTTACCAGAAACTACCGGTGAAAGTGAGTCTGCTGGTGGAATTGTTACGTTTGTTACTAATCGTACAGCTTCTTGTTCAATAAAAACAGGAGCTTCAATTGTTTTTTTAATTACATCTACTAAAGAATTCACAACATATAAAGATGCAGAAAGTCCAGCATTAGTTCCGTTGTTAAATCCTGTCAATACAGATTGAGTAACTCCACTTTGAAATAATAATGGTGAAAGTGCAGAACCAGTTACAGATTCGTTTTTTATGATTTGGTTTGATAATACTTTTAAATAATCCAAAGCAAATATAGATGCAGAATATTCAGTTGAATCTATAAGCGTTTTACCATTTTTATCAAAATAAGCTTTTGCTGCTTTATTTGTTCTAATAGTTGTGTTATTAACTATATCATATTTTATTGCATCCACATCATCCAAAGTATTTTGCTCAAAATAATCTGATATAAAAGTAAATGGAGTTTCTGATAAGCTATTTTGATTTTGAGTATATGCTGCTATTTCTTTTCTTAAAAATTGTCTATTTGAATTTAATAATAAAGACGCACTTGCAAAACTTCCACTAAAATTTAATAAACTTATAGAAGAACTTACAAACGCACTACCACTATATATGTCACCAAATTCAGGTACAGGTATTTCCTTGTTTGATGTTACAAATATAGTAACAGGTTGTGTTACCAAACTATTATTTGTAATTTGACAAGATAACACAATTGATGATACACCTGCCGGTGTTGTATAAATTTCATCGGGCTCACCAGTCAATCCTGTTACTACTGACTGGAACCGATTTAAGGGTACAAAAACTTCTGCCATTTCTTTTTATTTTTTATTTTCTTTTTATATTTGTAGTGCCAATGAGAACGGAGTTACTAATGAGAATAGAGATTTACTAAATGTTCTACCCACAAGAGTACCAGTTGCCTGATTAATACTTAATCCCGTACCAATTCTAAAGTCACCATCTTGGTTACCGGAAGTAAAGAATATTCTACCCCCACCCAATTCGGTAATTTCAAATAATGGATTTGCAACACCACTACCACCCTGATTTGGAGGAAGTGCTTTAAATGTCACACCACTACCATTATAAGAGTAGTCAATACCGGTTGCAACAATTAAAGAACCAAATACTTCTAATGGTGCTCCTGCTGCTATAAATTCTGCTCTAGTTCTTAAATATCTATTAGTTTCTAATGTTTCTAATAATTGGTCCCTAGTCACAGCTATTGCACTTCCGTATTGTCCATCGTAGTATGAAGATGCTGCTCTAATTCCTCTTTCATTTCCACCATATAATAAATCCGTTACACACGCATCTACAATAAATCCAGTATCACGAGAACAACTTGCTTCGTTATATACTAAATATGGAAAAGCTCCATTTGTGTATCCAATTGCTCTTTGTTTTAATTCATCCTTACCAGCTTTTACTCTTTCAGCTGCTTGCCTTCTCTTAGTAGAAGGTGCTAAATAAGTTAATAAAGTGTTTGCTACAATTTTTTCAGATATTCCTCTTGCGAAATTAATACCATCTATTGTTTGTTTCTTTTGTCCATTATTATCACCATAACTATCCAAAATTGCTACCGATGGGAATTTGTAATAGTAAGAACCCGCTTCAATACTTCTCTCATTACCACCATAAACTAAGTCAGTTCTAATTGCGTCTATGATAAATCCTAAATCTCTAGAACAACTTACTTCATTGTATTTTAAATTACTCCAAGATGAAGATAAGAATAATATTGTTTCTTTTTGTATTAATTCTTTATTGTCTGTCAACAATTTTGCGGTTGTTAACAAAGATGCAGATGGTTCTAAATAAATTGGATTAGTTACTACTTTTTTAGCTACCTTTCCAGCATATCTGATACCAGTGAGAGTTGGGTCTAATTGATTTTGAGTAGATGGTACACCTTTATTGATTGCGTTAGAAGGATATAAGTAATAATATTGTCCTGCTATCACACTTCTTTCTTGTCCACCATATAATACATCCGTTGCTGCCGCATCTATTAGATATCCAACATCTCTCTTACAAGTTGTTTGATTATAATATACACCACTCCAAGAAGAACTTACATAAGCAATAGTTTCCTCTGCTATAAATGCTTTATTCTTTCTTAATAAATCAAATGATGCTGATGCTTGTAATGATGCTGTTACAAATTCTATATTTTGTGCAATCTTTTGTGCTATTCTACCTGCGTAGTTTATACCATCAATTGTTTGTCCTAATTGACCAACACCATCACCATCACCTTCAACAATTGCTAAAGATGGATATTCGTAATAGAATTTACCATTCAATACAGTTCTCTCATTACCACCATATAATAAATCGGTAGTAACGCCATCTAATATATAACCAGTATCTCTCTTACATTTATCTTTATCATATTCAAACGTACTCCAGCTAGCAGTTAAGTAAGCTAGTGTTTCATTTTGTATAAACTCTCTATTCTTTCTTAACAAATTAACCGATGCTGATACTATTTGAGATGCTGTCACAAATGTTAATGATGCCGCTACATTCTTAGAAAGTTGTCCTGCGTAATTAACACCTGTTAATGTTGGTTGTAATTGTGAACCTTGCGCTTGAGATGGATATAGATAATAGAATACTCCAGCGTTTGTACTTCTTTCATTTCCACCATATAATAAATCCGTAGAAACTGCATCTATGATATGACCAACATCTCTTTTACAAGTTGATTCAATGTAAGATGCCGTACTCCAAGAAGAAGATAGATAAGCAATAGTTTCATTTTGTATAAACTCTCTATTCTTTCTTATTAATGCATATGATGCTGATACAACTGCCGATGCCGTTACATAAGTTACATTTTGAATTACTTTTTGTGCTAACTTACTTGCGTAGTTTATTCCATCAAGCGTTTGATTCAATTGTGCTCCTTGCGCTTGTGATGGATAATCATAATAGAATCTACCATTTACTACTGATGCTGAATTTGAGTTAAATACCAAATCTTCAGCTGCTCCACTTATAATTAATCCAACATCACGTCTACACTTACTTTCATCATAAGATGCAGTTGACCAAGATGATGATAGATATGCAATAGTTTCATCCTGTATGAATGAAATGTTATTTTTTAGTATTCCATATGCAATCCATCTATTATCATTACTTACCGGCGTTGTATAAGATGAAGTTGGTAAACTTAATGATGCAGATACTATTGCCGAACCAGTTCCATTGGTAATTATGTTTGTTACAATAGCAATTGATGCTGATAGTATTGTTGCTTCAGTAGAAGTTGCAGATGATGCTGAAATATATTGGTTAGTGTTTGTTACTTTAATATTTGCTAACGTATTAGGTATAGTTTGTGGCGTTAGTATTAATGTACTACTAATAGATGCCGTTGTTATTCTAGCTGCGTATTTAATTGCCTCTACCGTTTCCACAACTTGCGAACCAGAACCATTAGCTTGAGATGGGAACTCATAATAGTAATCTGCGTTCTTTCTACTTCTTTCATTACCACCATAAAGTAAATCAGTTGCTACTCCATCAATAATATATCCTAAATCTCTATAACATTTACTTTCACTATAATCTAAGTTAGGGTATTTAACATTTACAAATGCAATACTTTCACTTTGTATGAATAGTTTGTTAGCTTTTATTAAATCGTATGCG